CTCACATTGAGATCATTAGGCCGGCTAAGAAAGACGCAGGCCGCTACGGATACGGCACTGGGACTGATGAATACTCCTACGATCCTGCTGAGGGTGCAGAAGTTATCCCGGTGCCGCATCCGGTGGAGCTGCAACCGACAACGAGTGTTGAGGCGGAGTCTAACGGTGCACGCGTGCTGAGCACTAGCGGGTATACGTTGTTCACTCAGCCTGGCGTGGATATTGATCTTCGCCCCCGCGACCGTGTGCGCGCTAACGGTCTGCTCTTGGATGTCGATGGCGAGGTTAGGCGTTGGCCTGGCCTTAATGGCGTGGACCACGTCGAGTGCCACCTGGAGGTGCACAGTGGGTAGACACGCTGTTATTGATGGTGACGAGCTGTTCCAGGAGGTTATGCAGCTCGACCAGGTACGCCGAGGTGTTGATCTTCAGGCGGCGAAGGTGGAGGAGAAGGCCATCCGCTATACCGCTGCCGCTGGAGGCACTGCCCACTTTTCGTCTGAGTCTTATACGCTTCCTAATGGCCGCTACGGGGTACGCATTACCTCTGATAGTGCGGAGGAAGAGTATGGGGCGGAGGACGCTAAGCGTATCCGTGCTCTGCGCCGGGCGGTGAGGGAGGTTAAGCGATGAAACACTACGATATGCTGGCTAGTCTCATCCAGTATTTGATCGAGAAACTACCGGGTGTGTGGATCGGTAATGGACTTCCTCCGGATGCTGATCTCGCTAAGCATCAGCCGTGCGTAGTGGTGGACGATCTGCCTTCCGCCCCGATGCGGGCGTGGCAGGGCGATGTGCTCTCTGCTGAGTTCAACGCCGATATTGAGGTTGTTGGGTTCAATAGGGCTTCCGCTTATGATCTCGCTGTTGAGGTGCAGAAGGTGCTGGATGCTGCTGTTGATGACCCGTCAGCACCGTTCATGTCTGCTAATTGTGGTTTCTTCTCTACTCGCCCGGATAAGAATCCTCGTGTGCGTTGCGTTGGGGCTGAGGCGAGCGTTATGTTCCGCTGATCCGCTTCTTTCGTAACTTTGTTCGAACAATCATTGCCGCCACTAGTTGGCGGTTTTTTCATGAAAGGAAATAGCCCAATGGCTGAAACTCCCTATCATCGCGTAGGCCTCAGTGCCGACGCTATCCGTATGGGTATCACTGGTGGTATCCGTATTCAGAACGATATGTCTAAGCCGATCGTTGATGGTTTCGCCGCCTACGATGACGCTATCCAGAAGCCCCTCGGCTACATCACCAAGGACGGTGTAGAGGTCGGTCGCGAGGAAGATAAGGCTGAGATTGAGGCATGGCAGGAACTTAACCCTGTCCGTGTCGAGATCACCAAGAGCCAGGTTACCGTGAAGGCTACCCTGCTCCAGTCTGACCTTCAGACCAACTCACTGTTCTACGGTGTCGACCCGTCGGCAATGACGACTAACGCCGATGGCTCTGTAACTATTACTGAGCAGGGGCACCCTGAGCTGAAGAACTGTGTTCTGTATCTCGATGTGGTCGACAAGGACAAGGCCCGCCGTATTGTGCTGGCTAATGCCCGTATCACTGAGCGTGGCTCTATGAAGTACACAACCGAGGATGCTGTGGTGTATGAGGTTACCTGGACTGCGTTCCCGGGTAAGGACGGCTGGTCGGTCAAGACGACCTTCAAGGAAGGTTGGAAGGCAGAAACTACAGCTACTCCTGGCGCTATCAGCTAGCACACATGATCGTGGATGGGGTGGGAGACTGGCAGGCTCTCTCACCCTTTCCACACCTTATCTTTGAGTCCTGCCACACCACCATTTCTGTACCTCTCACATAGGAGAAAGCACTATGCCTGCTATCAATCTTGATGCTCTTCTTGCCCAGAAGAAGGAAGCTAACGGCGGTGTCGCGCCCGATCGTGTGGCCTTCACTTTCGAGGGTGAAACGTTTACTTTTCTCGACCCCTCTCTTGCCGACGATAAGACCTTGAAGGCCTTTGAAAACATTGGCAGTAACCCTGTTGACATTGCGAAAACCTATATGGGGGCTGACGAGTACAAGCGGTTCTGCGACGCGGGCGGCCGTGCCGCCTATTTCCTCCTAGTATTCAACGAGTTCGCACAGCGTACTACTGAAATGTTTGAGGGAAAAGACTAAATATCGTCGGCCTAGTGGGGGGGTTCGGCGGTGCTGAGGCCTGCGAGGCTACCCTCATGCAGGTGTACGGGGTGGATTACATGCGGGAGTTCTGGCTAGGGAATACTACCCTACGGAAGCTCCGCGTGCTGCTCCAGAATGTGCCTGCCGGTACCCCCTCCACGAAGGTTGATGGTCATCTTTGGGACGATAAGGACAATGTTCTCTTTCGTATTCTTGGCCTTCTGCATGTTATCGCCGGCGAGTTTCCTGGCGTGAAGGAGAAGGACCTACGGAAGGCGATTGAGGCGCTCCCATCGTATCCCTGGTCTGAAGAGTCCCGCAATGTTACCCATTATGGGGATTTGGGTGGGGCTTCTGTTGAAAATGTTCTTACCTATGTCGAGTCTCTCGGAGGATAACATATGCAAAATGGCATTTATGTGCCGGTTCTAGCCTCAGCCAGGGGACTCGTTACACAGGTTAAGCGGGAGGCGGAGAAGGCCGGCCAGGCGGGCGGTAAGGCCATGGCAGCAAAGTTTGGCGCTGCTGGTCGTGCCGCTGGTGAAGCTGCCGCAGCTGGCATCTCCGCTTCCTCACGGAAGATTGAGCGTGCGGCTAAGGCTGCTGCCGGTGCGCGCGATCGGCAGGCTAAGGCGGCGGGTAATGTTCGTCTTGCTGAAGCTAAGTTGAAGAAGGTTCTGGATGATTCTTCTTCGTCTACTGTGCAGCGCGTGCGGGCTGAGGAACGTCTAGCTGTTGCGAAGAGGCGGGCTGCTGATACTTCTGAGGATCTTAAGCGGCGTGAGGCCGATCTCGCTTCTGTGCGTGCTGGTGGGGAGCGTACCGCTAACGCTGTTATCGTTGCTGACGCTCGTGTTGCTAATGCAAGGTCGGCTGCTGCTAACGCCGCCGGGCAGGTGCGTGTTGCTGAGACGCAGTTAGCGGAGGCTAAGCGTGCGTCTATGCGTGCTTCTAATCAGGTTACGCGTGTTGAAGGGCTGTTGAAGGCTGCCCGCGCTGACGGCAAAACAGGTATTGTAGCCAAACTTGAGCGGGATCTTACGTCGGCGCGCAACCAGTCGGCCAAGGCTACTGAACGGTCTGTTAAGGCCGCTAATGATCTCGCTATTGCCCGCGCAAGGGTAAAGACTGCTGATATTAACGCTGAGGTTGCGGAGGGGGTACATGGGGCTGCTCTAGCCGCATCGGGGGCTGCCGCAGGGAAGGCCGCACAGAAGAATGCTGTATTCGGTAAGAGTCTTAAGGGGGTTGCGGCGTCTGCTGCTCTGACCGCTCGTTCAATGGCTGGCGGTCTCGGCTTCGCCGGTGTCGGCATGGCGCTTAAAGGTGTCGTGCAGGCCGGCATGGAGTTTGAGACGAATCTCAATACTATGCAGGCGGTATCGGGGGCTACTGCGTCACAGATGCGGAACGTGAAACAGGCCGCCCGTGAACTCGGTACCGATTCATCGTTTGTTTCCACCTCCGCTGCCGATGCTGCTCTAGCCATGACTGAGTTAGCTAAAGCTGGCATGAATGCTGATCAGTCGATGGCTGCCGCCCGTGGCACGTTGCAGTTGGCGGAGGCCGCCCAGATTTCCGGTGCTGAGGCCGCAACCATTCAGGCTAACGCTCTTAACGCGTTCGGTTTGGAAGCGTCACAGGCGGGCTATGTTTCCGATGTCCTGGCGAATGCCGCTAATAAGTCGTCGGCGGAGATGAAGGACATTGCCGACGGGATGCAGCAGACCGCCGCTGTTGCGAGAAGCTACGGGGTTAGTATCGATGATACGGCTGCTGCTCTGGCGGTTCTCGCCAATAATGGTATTAAGGGCAGTGACGCCGGTACGCTCATGAAGCGTACGTTGCAGCAGTTGGCGAATCCTTCTGAGCAAGTGCAGGGTGCGCTGAAAGAGCTTGGTGTTGAGGCTTTCGACGCTCAGGGCAACTTTAAGGGCATGGCCTATGTGATGGGGGCTTTGCAGGACGCCTCTAAGAGTATGAGCCGTGAGGCTTATGTTACGGCCACTAATCTTGCGTTCGGTTCTGACGCTGCCCGTTTCGCTGGTATCGCCGCGAAGGAGGGCGCCGAGGGCTTCATTAAGATGCAGAAGGGCATCAATCAGGCTGGCGCTGCTGCCGATTTGGCGAAGTCGCGCGCTAAGGGGCTTCCTGGCGCATGGTCGCAGGTGAAGAACGCTGTAGAGGACTTTGGTCTTGTGGTCTACGATGCGGTGGATAAGCCGCTCACCTATGCTGCTAAGGCCGCTACATGGGTAGTTGAGAAGGTTACTGTGGGGCTCGCTTTCCTGCGTAACCCTGTAGATACGTTTAATAAGTCGTCTGCCGGGATGAAAGCTGCTCTGGTGGGGCTTGGCGCTGTTGCTACGGCGTCTATCCCTCTGCTGGTGAAACTTACTGCCAGTGCTGTCGCTTGGGGTCTCAAGACTTTCTGGTCTGGTATGAAGGCTGCTGCTGGTTGGGCTGCGTCTCAGGCGGCCGCGATAAAATCTGGTGCAGCGCAAGTCATCCAGTTTGGGCGTGTCGTGAAGATGGCGGCATGGGCTACCTTGGAAGTTATCAAGCGCATGACAGTGTGGGCTGTTCAGTCGCTTGCTCAAGGTGCACGTGTGGCCGCCGGCTGGGTGCTCGCTATGGGGCCTGTAGGCTGGGTTATCGCCACGTTAACTGCCGTCGGTGCGGCTATCGCCATCCTGTGGAATAAGTCGGATGCGTTCCGTAACTTCTTCATCAACATGTGGGACCATATCAAGATGGCTGCCGGCGGTGCTGCCGACTGGATCACCCAAAAGTGGGGCATGTTGGGTGACTGGTGGGACGGGTTCACTGCCCGTATCAGTGAGGGGTGGCGAGCTGCCGGGGACTTCTTCAAGAATGTTTATAATGTGTCGTTCGGCAAAGTTTTTGACAAGATGGGCAGCTCCATTGATGGCCTTAAGGGGCTGTTTAATAACTTCGGGTCTGCCGCACGCGCCGCTTTCTCCGGCCTAGCTGATCTAATTAAGGCACCGCTGCACGCTCTGGGTGGGTTCATGACGACACTACCAGGGAAGATTATGGGCGTGTCGATCCCGTTTATTAGCGGTCTGCATAATTGGGGCGCACAGTTGCAGGGGCTGCGTGCTGGTGGTGCTGTGCGGCAGCATGACGGTAAGCTACGCGGCCCCGGGGCTGGTACCAGTGACTCCATTGTTGGCGTTGATGAGTCCGGTATGCCGCTGGTGATGGTGTCTAACGGTGAGTCTGTAGTTAACGCTGAGGCTACCGCCGCTAATTGGCCGTGGATTAAGGCAATGAACTCTGGGTTACAGCTTCCACGCCTTGCTGAGGGCGGGATGGTAGCCCAGCGTACCGGTAAGGAGCTACGGGATTTCGTAGACGGCAGCGAGGGTAAGCCGCTACAGGGTGACCCGTACGTGTATGGGGGCAAGAAGTGGGGCGACTGCTCCGGCGCTATGGGCGCTGTAGCCGCCTACGCTGTTGGCCTCCCCCCGTTCGCCCAACGCTACTTCTCTACATCGACGATGGGCGCTTGGCTTTCCGGGCACGGTTTTACCCTCGGTAAGGGCGGCGACGGGACTCTCCGTTTCGGCTGGTACGGGCACGGCACTAACGGGCATACCGCTGGCACGTTGCCAGATGGCACGAATATCGAGATGGGTGGGGCTGACCCGTCGATGGGTAAGGTTGGCGGTAATGCTGCTGGCTGGAACCTGCCGGGCGCTAACCAGTTCGCCTTCATTCAGCCTAAACCGGCCGCGTTGACGTCTACACGGCAGCCGGGTGTTGACGAGTTCGCTTCAAGCGCCGCGAACGCCGGCTCTGTCGATGGGGATATGCCGGAGGCATCGGCCAGCCCCTCGCCGTCCGGTGCTGATTCGGGTAGCGCTACATGGGGTGACATGATCGGCAACGTTGCCGCTACCGCTACAAGCTCGTTCCTTTCCGGGCAGATCAACTCGGCTCTGCAAGTGTGGGGGCTTCCTACCGAAGTTCCCGCCTGGGTGAGTGGCACGAGAACGATCTTCGAGGATGCTACCGGGATCGATCTTTCCCCCGCGGGGCTGATGAAGTATGGGCTGAACCCGTCTAAGGAGAATATCGCTGACAGGGCGGCCGCCGCTGAGGAAAACGGCGGTAAAAGCAGTAACGGTGATAAAGG